CGTTAAACTATCTATAAACGAGGGCTTAGTTCAAGAAAGAACACTAATAAATAAAAATAATGGAGATGTATTATTATCAATTTCTTTTTCAACCATCGATAGCACTTCTTTTGCATCAACCGAACACTCTGTTATTAATGGCGTTAGAGATTACAAAGAGCTTTTCGGAAGTGGTGTGGCAGTAATAGACAATAATATTAGTGTAACGATACAAGATGATTTGAGTTCGGTGAAATACTTTAAAGTTTCTTGTCATGGTGTTTTGATAGATAGTCAATAATGAAAAATAAATTAATTATTAATAATGTGTTTGATTTTAATTCAGTAGATTTTGATTTCACTTCAAAAATAGAGGATGAAACTGGATTTTTAAAAGTTAGTGGAGTTATCGCAAGAACTGGGATACAACAATATTTAGGAATGGAACTACCAAAAGAATTTGGATTAGACTCTTTAAAGGTTTATAATGTATTCAGACCATCAACTGAAGTGCTTAAAAAAGAAAGTTTAGATAGTTATACAAATGCAACAATTACAGATAATCATCCTAAAGAGTTTGTATCAGTTGATAATATTGACTCACTAGGTAAAGGGAGTATATCGGTGGTAAACACTTTTAATAAAGATGGTATTGATTTTATTAAAACAGATATGATAATTACTGATAAAGAACTTATTGAAAATATGCGAAAAGGTAAAGTCGAGATTAGTCCTGGATATTCAGTAGTTTATAAAAAAGAAAAAGGTAATTTTCAAGGTCAAGATTATGACTATATCCAAACAGATATTTTTATCAATCATATTGCAATAGTTGATAAAGGTCGTTGTGATGGTTCGTGTAAAATAACAGATGCAAAAAAAGATATAATTAATCCGAAACAAAAACAACGAAAAGGGGTAAATATGGCAAAATTAAGAATAGGTGATGCAGAAGTTGAAGTATGTGATACAGTACTAAATGCTTACACATCATTACAAGGTCAAGTTAAATCATTAGATGAAGAAAATGAGAACCTAAAAAAAGAGATTGAAGAAAAAGATGAAGAAGCAGGTAAAAAAGATGGTGAAATAGAAAACCTAAAAAAAGAAAATGAAGATATGGAAGAAGAAGTTAAAAAAGCTGGTGATGTAAATATTCACGCTTTAGCAGCAGGCAGAGCAATTCTATTAGCTAAAGTTTCTGCACATATTGGAGACACTGATGTTTCAAAGATGAATGATGCTGAAATAATGACACTTGCAATATCTAAAGTAAGTGATGTTGATTTGACATCTAAATCAGAAGATTATATTAAAGGTATGTTTGAATCTATGGTTATAAAATCTGATGGGGCAAACGATTCTTTAAATGCTTTTGGAAAAACAATAGTTCAAGGTGGAGATGTAAAGGTATCTGCAAGAGATACATATATTAAAAAAATGATTGGAGAAAAATAATATGCCAGTACAAACTACATATGGTGCAAAACACGCAATTGGTTTTGAGGGTAGCATAGTTGATATGTCACTTAAAAATATTGTTACTAAAATTGCAGAGGGTGATGTAAAAGCAGGTCGTGCAGTTGTTAGAGGAACGGGTGATAATGGAGCATTGCTGCCATCTGAAACAGGTCAAGAATTTGTGGGTATTACAGTAGCCACAACAGCAGGACAAGCAGATTGTGATGATGAATTTGCTTATTTAGAAAATTCAGCGATGAATGTTTTAAACAATGGTTTAATCTATGAAATTTGCGAAGACGGGTGTGTTCCAGGTGATACTGTATTTTTTAGACATACAGTTGGAACAGGTACAGAAATTGGAGCATTTAGAACAGATGCAGATACAGCAACAGCAGATGAGATAGTAGGTGCTACTTGGGAAAGTACAGCAACTGCAGGAAATATCGCAAAAATTAAATTAGTATAAGGATTTTAATATGAAAAAACAAATGACAATGGACAGTGGATTAGCTTTTTTAGTTGGTCAGCTATCTCATGTAGAGTCAAAACTTTATGAGGTACAATATCCAGATATTACATATCCTCAAATTGTACCTGTTACAACAGAAGCGGGAGAATGGGCTACTTCAATAGATTATTTTTCAATGGATGGTGCCGCAGTTGCTAAGTGGTTAGGCTCAAAAGCTTTTGATGTTCCTATGGTTGATTTAAATAGTAAAAAAACTGTTATACCAGTAGAATTAGCAGGTATCGGGTATGATTACTCTTTAGAAGAGTTAAGACAAGCACAACACTTAAACAGACCACTTCCTCAATTAAAAGCTAATCTTTCAAGACGAGGTTATGAGGAAATGGCACAAAGAGTTGCAATGGTTGGAGATGCAGAAGTTGGATTCACTGGGTTTTTAAATAATCCTAATGTAGCAACTGGTTCTGTAGTAAATCCAGGAAGCGGAACTGAATGGGTAAATAAAACACCTCTGCAAATTTTAAATGATGTTAATAATGCACTAAGTGATATTAACGCAGATTCTGAAACAGTAGAGAGTGCTGATACATTAGGACTTCCTGCAAAACAATGGGATTATATTGCTGGTACACCAAGAAGTGAGAACTCTGATACTACAATTATGCAATATATTGTGGCAAATTCTCCATATATCAATAGTGCTTCTGATATTGTAAAAATTAAAGAACTTAAAGGTGCAGGAGCAGGTGGAACAGATCGAATGATTCCTTACACTAAAAATATTGATAAAATTGTTTATCATATCCCTATGCCTTTAAGATTTGCACAACCACAAGCAAAAGGTTTAGGTTTTGAAGTACCTGGAGAATTTAAGTTAGGTGGATTTGAGATTAGATTCCCTGGTTCACTTTCTTACAATGATGGTATCTAGGTTAGGAGTGGGAGGTATTTAATACCTCTCTAACTATTTAAAATAAAAGGAAAAAAATGTTCTTAAAAAATGAATCGCAAAGATTAATAAAAATTAATTTAAAAGGTAAAGAGTCTCTGAAAGTGATACCTACAAAATCAGCAGTTATTACAGAAGCACAAGTTAAAGAAATTAAATTAAACAAGGTTTACTCTGCTTGGTTAAAAGATGGAGATATAACTATCACTAAAGAGCCAGTAAAAGAGGATAAAAAAGAAGATTAGTAAAATCTAATTATTCTAAAAAGGCGATGTGTTAATTCATATCGCCTTTTTTAATGCAATTTCAAAACCCCAATAAATGCTATAATTCAACATACAAATAAAAGGTTTAATATGGTTACACTAGCAGGATTTAAAGAAAGATTCCCAGAATTTAGCACAGTATCGGATGAAAGAATTCAAATATTTTTAGATGATAGCTCATTAATGATTGGTACTAATTGGGGGAAGCTTCAAGATTTAGGGACATACTATCTAACAGCTCACAACTTAGAAATAGCCGAACAGTCAGCAGGTGGAGACAGTGGAGCAATGAATCCAGTATCAAATGAATCAGTTGGTAGCGTTTCAACTGGTTATGCTACAAATACGAGTGATAAAGAATCAAATCAATATTATATGAGTACTACATATGGTCAGAGATATTTGGAGCTAAGGTCAAGGATTGCAGTAGGAGCAGTTTTTTCTATATGAGCAAAGTCAAGAATCCTTATGTGGGTAGAGATTTATTAAAACAGATAAAACTAGCCAAAAAGTTATCTGTTGCAGTAGGGCTACCAGCGGGATTTGAAAGAGGAAGAGCATCTGGTAAAAATGCACATAAAGCTCAGTCAAGAACAACCGATACAGTTTTAGATATTGGAATGACGCATGAGTTTGGAAACCCACGAAAAGGAATACCACAAAGAAGCTTTTTAAGGACTACCAACATAGTAAACGCTAAAAAGATTGATACTACTATTAAAAAACAATTTAAAAAGGTTTTAGATGGCAAAGAGAGTGCAAATAACGCTATGGAGAAAGTCGGTATATTTACTGTTGGATTAGTTCAAAAGGCTTTTACTAATAGAGGGTATGGAACTTGGCAAGATATAAGTCAAGTAACAAAAGATAAAAAAGGAAGTTCTCAAGTATTAATTGATACTGGAATTTTAAGAGGTTCAATAACCCACGCTGTAAGGAAAAAATAATGAGAGTACCAAATAGGTCAAGGACAATAAAAAGATTTAGTTTCGAGGTGGCACATTTTGAAATTACCACAACCATAACAGACCATAGACCAGATAATGCGGAAGTTCAAACAATTAGAAAAATGAACCTACAACCATTAAAAGCTGATGAATATCTAGCCAATGGGTTTGATGTTACATTAAGATATGTAAGGATATTTGATGCTTTTGCAGAATTAAAAGCAGGTAATCAAATTGAACATAACGGATTAAGATATAAAATAGTTAGTCCATCTCCTTATAATGATTATGGTTACTGGGAAGCTTATGGGGAAGAGATAAAATGATATTAAATAAAGTTGCAAATTACATAACAGATGTTTTAGATTATGACATATCCAAAATAATTATAGGTAGAGAGAATTTTATACAAAAAGATTATGAAACATCTTATATTTATGTGGATAGTTTAGCACCTGCACAATCAAACGGCAGGAATGAATCTTATGATTATAATGTGGAAGATTTAACATTAGGCACAGAGTATCAACAGACTTTTACTATTGATTTTGTCGGAACAAATGCACAGTTAAATATGATTAACTTTGTGAATTTACAAGATAGTGAGAGGGCTTATGACTCTAAAATTTCAAATGGGATAGATGTATTTAATAGCAATAATGTGAATAAGATAGATGATAAAGTTGGAAAGAAATTTTATGAAAGATGGCAACTAGAAATTTTGATAAAATATACACATCAAACAAGTTTGGAGACACCTTATTTCGAGACTGCTCAAACTGTTTTAAATATTAACAAATAAAGGATTTTATAATGGCAGATAATAATGTAAATATTAGCAATGTAGTTAATGTACAACTTTTTACACAGCCTACAAGTGCTAAAGCTTTAAATGTAAATGTAATAGGTTTATTTACTGACGAAAGTGCAGTAGGTAAGGTGGATAACTTTACAAGAGCAACAAAGTATTTTAGTATTGCAGATGTGGCAAGTGATTTTGGGACAAACTCACAAACTTATAATTTTGCAAAAGCATTTTTTACTCAACAACCAAACCCAACGAGTGCTGATGGTTATTTAGTAATAGGACATTGGCGATCTATTGATTTTGATGCACCTGCAACAAATGGTATCTTGACTGGAGGGCAACTAAGTGAAGCAATAGTAGTTCAAACACTTCAAACTATAACTGATGGAAGTTTTAATGTAACTATTGATGGTGGAACAGAACAAGTTATTACAGCCTTAGATTTTAACTCAATCTCTACCCTTGATGATATTGTAACAATATTAAACAGTGCAATTAGTGATGCAGTAGTAACTATTTCAGACCAAAAGATAATTATTACTTCTGATACTACTGGAATAACTTCAATTGTTACATTCCTATCTGCTGGGGCAAGTGGAACATTTATTGGAGATACTTTAGCTTTAGCTACTGGTACTGGTGCAATAAAAGTTGATGGTGTAGCATCTTCTATATTAAGTGCAGAAACTAAATTAGAATCAGTTATTGCAGTTCAAGCCGTAGAGGATTTTATAAGTTTTGGATTTATTGATAATCCTATAGATGCAGATAGTATTGCACTTTCAGATTATGCACAAGGTCAATCATCTAAACTTTATTATGATGTTTTTGATGATACTTCAAACCTTGAAAAAGTAGCAGGAAATCCAGTTTGGGACATTGTTTTAGCTGGAAATAAAAGAACTCAAATGTTATATAAGCCAGATGGTGACAGAAGATCATGGTTAGCATATTCATCAAGAAGCTCAGTTGTAAAATTTAATGCACAACTTACAGCAAATACAATGGCAAATAAAGAATTAAAAACAGTTTTACCAGATGTTATCGGCGAAGCAGATTTGGCAAAAACAAAACAAACAGGATTAACAGTTTACACAACAGTAAAAGATGTTCCAAACTTGTTTTTAAGCGGTAGAAATAGTTATACAGATGATGAATATAATACTATTGCTCTAGTTGATGCACTTCAAACAGATTCTTTTAATCTTTTACATTTAACAAATACTAAAATCCCTCAAACTACAAAAGGGCTTTTACAAATTACTGATACGATTAAAAAGACTTTAAAAAGATTTGTAACAAATGGAGTAATTGCTCCTGGTACTTGGACTTTACCAGATAGATTTGGAGACTTGAATGTGTTTGATAAAGAGATTGAAACTATTGGATTCTATGTATTTCCAAATCCTTTAAGTTCACAAACAACTGATGAGAGAGCAGAAAGAGAAACACCACCAATTCAAATAGCGGTTAAATTTGCAGGTGCATTTCATAGTATAGATATTATTTTAAATATTAATTTGTAGGAGAATTAAATGACATTTGATGCAGTAGGTAGTACATTTACACTGAACGGAAGAAGATTTACAGATTTCATCGAGGGGGACAAGATTGCAATCGACTTCCCTAATGATGCAACAAAAAAAACTAGAGGGCAAGATGGCAACTACTCTATGAAAAAAACAGCAAACGCCGATGAAATGAATATGACTATTTCATTATTAAAAGCTAGTGGAGACGATAGCTTTTTAAATGGTTTATTAAATCAAGAATTGGCAATTGAACTAGAGGGTAGTTTACAAACACCTTTTAAAAGAGATGGTTCTGATGGAATTGAAGATTATTCTCTAGTAGGTGGTGGAATCACTACAAGAACACCATCAAGTCTCAATACTGTTGATGGTGATGATACTTTTGACTATGTTATTAACTTTGCAACTGCAAGAAGAAGTGTATAATGAGTACAGTAATACAAGTATTAGAAAAGGCTAAACAAATAAAAGAAGATGGGTATATTGATATAAATGAGAATAGATACGATATTAACAAAATGCCATTTATGAAAAGTGAAGAGATATTTTCTTTTTACTCTTCAATTCAAAATCAAATAGCATTAAGTAATTTTTCATTTCTAAGATCTGATGATTTTAAAAACACTAAAAAAGTGATGTTTGATTATATTGATTTTGATGGTGCTAAATTAAATTCAAGAAAAGAACATTTTGATAATGAAGATTATGAGGGTGACTATTTAGCATTAATTCTTGTTTCATTTACTGTATTTTCTTACCCTTTGTTGAAAGGGGTCACTGGAAAGTAGATAGCTACTTTCAGCGACCACAAAAATCATTAATAAAAAAAACTAACATAAGTGATAGTAAATTTCTTATCATTATGTTAGCTGATAAAGGTATAGATACTTATTCAAATCTTTTGAATATGGATTGTGAAACTATTTTAGATATGTTAGAATACTACAATATACAAAATGCTATACAATGGGTACAAATAGAAAGGGCTAAAAATAACTAGCCTTTTCATCTTCAAACAATAAACACTTTAATAAATGCTATAATTACATATAAAATAAAAAGGTTTAACTATGGCAAACTCTACTGAACTTGTAACCGAGTTTACTTTTAAAGGTTCTACTAAACCACTAGAAAATTTTAATTTAAATATGACTGATGCGATAGGGTTATTGGCAAAAGGTACAGCACTATTTACAGCAGGAGCAATAGCACTTAATGGATTTGTAATATCTACTTTAGCGGGTGCTGATGCACAAGGACAATTAGCAAATACTTTAGGGGTATCGATTGAAGAAATACAGAAACTAGGGTTTGTAGCTAGTGTATCAGGCTCAAGTGCTGCACAATTAGAATCATCTTTAGAGGGTATCAATGAACGAATAGGTGAAGCTTCAATTAAAGGAAGTGAAACATTTAACCGCTTAGGTATCAGTGTTCGTGGTGCAAATGGCGAAGTTAAAAAAGCTGATAAAGTTTTATTAGAAGTTAGAGATAGCTTTGAAAGACTTAATTTATCAAGTGCTGAACAATCTAAGATATTAAGTGAGCTAGGTATAGATAAGAGCTTACAACAATCATTAAATTTAACTAGACAACAAATCGCAGACCTTGGAGCAGAAGCTGAAGCATTTGGATTAATGGATGAAGAAGATACTAAAAAAGTTATAGAATTTAACGATAGTTTGACTAAATTAACTTTCGGATTTGATTCATTAAGGAAGATGGTCGCAATTTCTTTAGCTCCACAAATTACAGGAATAAGTGATGGCTTTTCAAATTTTTTGAAAGTAAATAAAGACTTAATAGTTAATGGGATAGGGAAGACATTTGAGGTTTTAAACGCTGGACTTGGTGCAATATCAAGAGTAGGTAGTGCTTTTATAACTATGATTGATAAAACTATAGGACTTGATAATGCACTTATAGGATTAGGTGGGGCGATAGCTTTTATTAATAGAGGTTTATTATTCTCTCCTATTGGATTAGCAGTTGCAGGACTTACCGCTTTGTTTGTTATAGTAGATGATCTAATCGTAGCTTTCGAGGGGGGGAACTCTATAATCGCGGATTTCTTTCAAGATGTATTTGATATAGATATTGTAGAGGGTATAACTAAATCATTTAACTTTTTAAAAGAGTCTTTAGTATCATTAATGGAGTTTTTTAAGCCAGTACTTGATGCAATAAAACTTATTGGTAGTTCGATAGGTGGGCTTTTCGGATTTGGGGCAGATACTCCAAATGTTCCACATGGAACTACTGCACCACAAGAAGAAGAGGGCTTTTTTTCAAATCTTAAAAATGATATTGGTAATTTATTAGGTGGTGGAACTAGCACATCTTCAAACACTAGCAATGTTCAACAGTCAAATGTAATCAATATCAATACTAACGACCCACAACTAGCAGGTCAATCGGTAGTGGCAAATCTAGACCAAAGTTACGAACAAGCCAAATTCGCATCTAAGAAAGGGAATTTTTAATGTTAAATATTTCTAGTGAAAGTGGAGCATCTAATCCTTTTGATTTAGGAAGAAAAGCTTTAAGTAGTGCAATTAGTAATATTGTAAATGTTAATGATAAAGAGAATGTCGGAATAGGTGGGTTTTTGGTTAGTGCAAGAGTTGAAGATAACATAACTAAAAAACAAACTCTTACTACTAATCCAGTTGAAAATGGTGTTAATATTTCAGACCATTTAATAAAAGACCCTTTAACTATCTCAATTGCAATAGATGTATCAGACATTGAAATAAAACCTAACAATGGTGTATCATCTATCGTAAAAAGAATTAACCAAGCATTACCTAATGTAACTACTTTTTTACCTAAAAGAACAGCTACACAATTAACAAAGGTAAACAATCTAGTATTACAAGTAAATGACCAAATACAAAAGATTGATGAAGTTTTGAAAAATGCAAGTAATTTATTTGAACTTTTTAATAAATCAACTAATGAAACTAGCCCACAAAAAACTACATTTTTATTTTTTGAATATTTATTTGAATCGGGTCAGCCCATACAAGTACAAACAAAACACAAACTTTATGAGAATATGATTTTAATTTCTAATGCCGAAAGAGTAACAGAGCAAGAAAGCACACAATTTAGTTTAATATTTCAACAAATAGTTATTGCAGAAACTCAACTAATTGATGCACAACAATATTTTAAAAAACCAAGTGGTCAAGCAGCAGACCAAGTAAGTGAAACTCAAAAGACTGGAAAACAGCAGGGCAAAGAAGTAAAAAGCAGTTTTGCAACAACATTAAAAAATATTATAGTAGGTTGATATGAAGCAAATTGAGATAACAGATAGTTCAAAACAAGAAATAATGATAGATGTTGAAGATTTTACACTTAAATTGATACTTAGATTTTTACCAATGGTTCAAAGTTGGCAAATGACAGTTATTAGAGATGATGTAACTATTATAACTAATAGGAAATTATCTTTAGGAAACTTTATACTAAAAACTAAAAATGAACCTTTTCTTTTTATAGTTGCAGATTTATCTAACTCTAATATTGACCCATTAAAAATAGATGATTTTTCATCAAATAGATGTCAATTATTACTTACGAATAGAGAAGAAACTTTGGAGGTTACAAGTGTTGAGGTTCGGTAGAGATTACAAACTACTTATTAGATTTTCTAAAGATGAGGTAATTGAAGTTTTACCACCTTTTAGAGTTGCATTTGATGGAGAAAAATCAATATTTGCAGGACTTAATAAAATTTCTATTGATGTATACAATTTATCTCCAAAGAATAGAGATAGAATCTTTAAAGATA